AATACCGCCGATTTTGCTTTTACGCTCGATGATTCTAAGTTTTTAGACATTTCAACCCTAAATGAAAACACTTATTTTACGTTGCAATTGGTTATTAAATACTATGATTTTTACGATGGCGTTCAGCAAACTGAAACCTTAAATTACAAACTACCGCTTTTTAATAAAAAACGCATTTTTAGTGTTGGAGAAATTATTCACAGAAATTTAAGCAGCATTTCCGTTTTAAATTCTCAGCAATTGCAATATAAAACGGCCTTGGTTGATATTACGATTAAAGAATATGATTTTTTGGATCCAGAAACGGTTATTTCTTCTGAAGAAATGCTGGCAATTAAATTTATTGCAGGGCCGTTACCTGTTTTAATTGATGCCAATAAAGCATTATTATCGGTAAATGCCAATGCTTCAAGAGTTACGCCTATTGGCTATATTTCTGTAAATTTTTTATTGCCGCTTGGTGATTATACTTTTGAAATTTCAAAAAATGGTGTTGTTGTTTTTTCTGAAATTATAAGTGCCACAATTACCGACAATGTTTTTACAAAAACTTTAAAAGTTTCATTGTACAACGCATTACCGGGCGACATTTTTACAATGGCAATTAATGGTACTGTTATTTCCAAAACCATTGAAATCAATGACTACCAACTGTTTTCAAACACTATTTTGTTTGTAAATGAATTCAAGTTATTGGAATCGTTGGAGTGTACCGGTGATTTTTCTTTTCCTGGTGATTATGATCAAATTACTCATAAATACAAACGCAATTTAATTGAGATTTTAGAAATAATTCGCACTAAAAAAGAAGATAATTTTAAAGTGGATACAGGTTGGGTTTTAGAAACCGACGGTATTTCAATTGACAGTTTGCTCCTGGGTAAAAAAGCTTGGTTATTAAAAGAATCAAATAAAGTGGCTGAATTGGTTCCAATTTCTAAAAAAAACACCGCCATTGACAGCAAAAGAGAATCTTTTCAGTATGATTTAGAGTTTAAAATTAATTCAACTTACAATGCACAAAATTATATATTCTAGTTATGAATTAGATTTAACCCCTTTTAAAATTACAACGGTAGAGGAAAATCATTGGTTTAGCGACCAGTTTTTTACAAAATATTCTTTTCCTTTTGACATTAAATTAATTGAAGCTTTAATTAAAGTTTTCGGTAATTTATTGGATGATAACAATGTGGTGTTAGAAACTTATTTTGAAGTTTTATATGTCGAAGGCAATAAAATTGAAACGGCTATTTTAGAAATAAATTCACAAAAAGGTTTAATTCTAAATGCTAAAATTCGTTATGGTTTTGATGAATTGCCAAACTGGAATAAAAAGTTAGCGGAACTGCCTTTGGAAGTAACTGCAATTACAGATATTTACGCACACGCCAAAACCATTATTCCGCAAACGTGGCCAGCGGTAAATTATAACTATCCGCAAATTCATACCGATAAATACGATACTAATGAAGTTACCTGGGCTAATTTTAAAAAGATTATTAATAATTATGATGGTACTAATTTTTTAGCCAATGTCTATAATGAATTTTATAAAGTAAATAGCAATATAATACAACCGTTACCTTACTTTCTGCATATTTTAACAGTTCTATTTGCTGATGCTGGCTATACATTAAAGGGAAATGTAACTACCAATGTCAACTTTAAAAAGCTATGCTTGTTTTCTGATATAGATTATTTTAAAAATATCAATGGAAATTCTCAAACCTTGGTGTTAAAATCATCAGAATATACGCATATAGATAGTGATGGATTTTATAATTATGCTTTTCAAATTACACTTAATAAAAATTCAGGTTATAGAGTTACTGGTAAGGTAATCTTTAATAATTTCTTTTCGGGGACTTTTTATCCATCAGAAATTTTAATAATGTATAGAAACCAAGCTATATTTGGAAGAGTTGCCGTTTCTAATAGTGGGTTGACTGAATATAATTTAGATGCATCTTTTGTAACTATGGATGATGATAATAGTCATACAATTGATATAACTGCAAAAATGTTATTGTTTTCAGAAGAAACGGAAATTTTAGACATTTCAATTCAAAGAGTATCTTTAATTAATATAGATGGTTTTGAAGCTCCTGTAGTTCCTGAAATATCTGAAATAAAATTATATAACGAAGTAGATTTAACCAAAGTAGTGCCTGATATTACGGGAGGAACATTCGTTTCCGCCTTAAAAAATTGGTACAATATAGATCTTACCATATTAGGCAAAGATATTTATATGAATTTCATTGAAAATGAAATTAATTACAATGATGCGGAAGATTTAAGCAATTTTGAAGTTTTAGAGCCTGCAAAAACATTCAACAATGATGTTTCCTTTTTGCTAAAATTTGCCGATGTAGATTCTGAAGCGTATAAATATGATGTAATATTTCAAAACAAAGCCGGATTTGAAGTATCTGACAAAAATGTAAACAAACAAACCAATACAATCACTATTGATGCCCTGCCATTGCCTCAAAAATATGCGGAAGGTGTGGAAACTGCCTTTGCTTTTGACCATGGTGGAAACAATAAAATTTATGCGGTACTTTATGATGGTTTAAATGCTGCCGGGTTAAATTTAACTGATGACATTACGCCTATTCTTATTCCTGCGGTACATCATAACCATTATAAAAAATGGTTTAATTTTAGAATTAATGCCATTAATTATGACTGGACATTTAAAATGTTTTCAGAAAAATTAGAAAAAATCAAAAAGAAAGTTTGGGCTTATGGCCGTTATCATGTTGTTAAAAGTATGAGTAAAACTCAAATAGATGAAGATTTATACGAGGTAGATATTGAAACCCACAGTATGCCTTAATTCAAAAATTTAACAGATGATTTTTGTATATTTTTATCGGCAACTTTCAAATCTTTAGGCGTGTATGTGTCAGTTTGTGCAGAACTGTAATGCCTTGCCTGATCTCTAACCGAAATTAAAGGAACTCCTGCACGCAACAAATCAGTAATGCCACTATCTTTAAGGCTATACCAATCAATATTTTTATTAATTGCCAGTTCCGTTCTCATTCGCGCCCAGCTTTTAGTAATTCTATCCGGATGAATAGGTCTAAAGAGTTTATCACCTCTAAAATTTGCGGAAGTTTGCCCTATAGAAGTATAAAAAAATTCTTTAGTAACATCTTGTTTTTCAGCAAATTGCTTAATTCTTTCTTTTATGGCCGAAACTTTATTCACTTTTATTTGTGTATATGAAACTTTATTCTCTATATTTACATTATTAAAAAAACAATTACTGTTAGCAAGTTAACAATTTATTAAACACCAACAAAACATAGATTTCTATGATATCAACCGAAGAAAAATTAAAGTTTAAAATGATTTTGGGACATAGATATGTATCCCAAATTAAGGAAGTATTAAACGAACGCAATATTATTGACGGTTCGGGTAAGGCTTATAGTGATGGAATGATTAGACAGGTTTTTAACGGGAATTCTGAAAACTTCGAAATTGAATCTGCAATTATTGAAGCCGCTAAAAGGCAGAAAGAATTTATATCAAATCTAAAAAAACAAAAAAACACAATTTTAAAATAAAGCGTATGAAAGCAATTGAATTTATTTATCAGGAAAACGCCATTCATTTTTTAGTGAATCCTAAAAATGACAATGTAATGATAAACGCCACAGAAATGGCAAAAGCATTTAATAAAAGAGTTGAAGATTTTAAAAGATTAGATGGTACTTCCATTTTTATTGAAGCACTTTTGAAGTCAGAAAATAGCAAGTTTGAACACGCAGATGTGCGTGAACAACTTACCGAAAAAGATTCAGAAAACAGCAAATTTGAACCCTCACATGTGAGGGAACAACTTACCGAAAAAGATGTTATTTATGGAACCAATAAAGCCACTTTTATGCACAGGAAATTGGCGATGTATTTTGCATTTTGGTTAGATGTTGATTTCCAAATTTGGATTATTGATACAATTGATGATATTTTATTTGGAAACTACAAACAACACGATCAGGCAGTAATCGAAAATTTAAAGTTTGAAAAAGAACTTGAAGATGTAGAAGTTGAACTTTATAACAATCCTTTGTTTGTAAAATATCAAAATATCAATTTACTTATCAAAACTACAAACGCTGAAAAGCGCAAAGCTTTAAAAGCACAAATAAATCAAATTAAGTTAGATTTTTCAAACAGTGATAAATCTACTTCACAATAGTAGGGTATCGAAACATTTTAAAAATCTTTGGTAGTATGGAGGGTTAAAACTACCATCTTTTTCATAGCAATTTTCTACTCTCGTTAAGAGATTTTCGAGAGTAGTTTTTTTAAAACAACAAACAAAATGAAAAACGATTTAAAAGCATTTTTACTGGCCGTTTTACTTTTAGCATTGGCCTTTATTATTCAATACACACAAATACTAGACTAAAATGAAACGTACATTTTTATTTGCACGCATTGCCGGGGTAATTTTTAACGGGTATTTATATTTTGGGATGGATTTAGATTTCCTGAGTTGTCTTATATCAACTTTAATAGTTTTTGCAATTACGGCCCCCGAGAAAAAAAATAAACCCGAAGCGGACACTTCAGGTTTGTAAAATCACTAATCACTAAAATTTACAACTATGATTAACAATTTCAACAAAAGTAGCAATTACTTACAACTAGACCAAATTGTTGCAGGCGTTATGCCAAACGATTCTAACATTGAATTTGTGGGCATAAAAAAAACCAAGCAAGTATTATGGCTTCAAAATGGAAGCAATCATTATTTTTCCGATTTGCCAAGTGAATATTTGCAATTAATTAAAGAGGAATATTTAAAATGGCCTAAGGCCATAGCCTTTTTAAGCAATATTACATCTTCGTTTCCCCGGCAATTAGAACTATTTACTTACTATATGTATGGCAATTTGGATACAAGGCCAGATATAGCCAATGGTAAATTATCGTTTCCTGATAATTTTAGAGATACCCGAAATTGCCCTAGCCTTCTTTGGAACTGCAAAAACATAACAATTGATGGCTACGTGCTTGATCAAAGGGAACTGTTAATTACCGATATGTTTTTTGATGATGTTCCGGATAAAACAATTGCCAGGGCGCTAAACATTTCTGAATCTTATTTAAATGACATTAAAAGTAAAATGTATCGCAATACAGGCGTGCAAACTAAGGTTGCCTACATGAGAAAAGCAATTCAACAACAAGCGGTTTAGTTATGGAAAAATCCAAAATAGTGCTAGGTCGTATAATTTTTATACCTGAATTCACCGGAACTGAACAAGTTGAATTCAATGAATTAATGAGTTTATATAATTCATTAGGTAAAACTAAAAAAACCGAATTATGAAAAACCAAATTCACCGCAAAATTGACATTCAAATTGATTCCAGTTTAAAAATTGAATTATTAGCTGATAGGTTTATAAAAGAACTCAAAAAGGCAGGTTACACACCTTTTGAAATGGTAAGAGTTTTAAAAATGGCCAGATTAAAATATGAATACTTAAAATATAAAAATATGTCAAAATTTCTTTTAACAATAAACCAATTACAAGAGCAATCAGATAAATATCAGGCGCAATTAGCCGCTTTAGAAATAGATGAGAGTTATAAAGATTTTGAAGAAAACCGAACGCTTTTAAGAACTTTTTATAAGGAAAAAATTTCTGAGTTTACTGCCGAAATAAACAAGTTTAAAGCGGTTGAAAATGTGTAAAAAACAACAAAATCGCAGGTATCAATTGCATCAGTCCATTAAAAACAATTTTGAATATGATGTAAAAACGAAGCTTGTTAAACTTCCGCATAATTTTTCAGAAGATCACTATTCTAAAAAAATAGTAAACGCTTTAAAAGAACTTCAAAAAATGAATTACTCACTCCAAATTTCTATTTGTTAATGTATACCAAAGAATCTATTGATAAAGTAAGAGATACCGATATAGTACAAACAATAATGAAGTACGTTGAACTTAAAAAAAGCGGTTCGGGGTACGAGGGTTTTTCGCCATTTGTTGCTGAAAAAACACCAAGTTTTAAAGTTTCACAATCCAAACAAATATTTAAATGCTTTAGTTCAGGCAAAGGTGGCGATGCCATATCCTTTATTGAAGCGCATGAGAAAGTTAACTTTTATGAAGCTATTGAAATAATTGCAAAAATTCATTCCATTTCTTTGGAACGTGTTCAGGAAACTGAAGTGGCCAAGCGCTCACGTATTGTCATTGAAACAATGGAAGAATTTTCCACAAAAGTAGCTTCAATTTACCGAAACAATTTTTTCACATTAGAACCAACGCACTGGGCAAAAGAAATGATTAATGTTGAGCGTGGTTTTAGTGATGAAATACAAATTGACTTTCAAATTGGATATGGATTGCTTGAAAATCAAATCACAAATTACAGTCAGGAAACTGGAAACTTTGAAAATGCCAAAAAATTAGGATTGGTAAACACCAAAGAATCTTCAACCTATGATGTTTTTAAAAAGCGTGTCATTTTCCCAATTCATAACCATAGAGGTAAAGTTGTTGGTTTTGGCGGCCGACGCTCAAATGATGAAGCTGATGCAAATTATGCCAAATATTTAAATTCAAAAGAATCGGATATTTTCGATAAATCTTCCATATTATACGGTTTATGGCAAGCTAAAGAAGCTATTAACAGAAAAGGATTTGCCATTTTAACAGAAGGTTATACCGATGTTATTGCGATGCATCAGCATTTTTGCGACAATACCGTTGCATCCATGGGGACGGCTTTAACCGAACAACACTTAAAATTATTGGGCAGATATTGCAAACACATTGTTGTTTTGCGTGATGCCGATAAGCCCGGACAAGCTGCTGCCGAAAAAGACCTAAATGCTGGATTAGATAATGGGTTTACTATAGATGTATGCAGTTTGCCACTGGGCGAAGATCCAGACAGTTTTTGCCGAAAAGAAAAGGATGTTGAAGCGTGGATTGATCAAAATAAAAAAGACGGAATTTATTGGATTACGGAATTGCTTTTTTCTGAAGAAAACATTGTACGTGATAATTATCAGCGTGAAGTTGATGATCTAAATGAATCTTTAAAAATTAATGTAAAAGCGTTAGAAGCTGATATTGTTTCTGTTGATGATTTAGAAGATGTCGCCGAAATTAAACAGGCAAAACTTCATAATAAAACAGTTTTGGCCGATGTTGAACGCTTTAAAAAAGACCATTTGCAAGAAGTGAAAAACCTTGTAAAAATTGATGTCCGCAAAAAATCTGCGGCACTTAAAAAAATATGTGAAATCCTGTTTAAAATTAAACGCGAAGCCGTAAGGTTCGAATATATTAAAGAGGTTTCGAAAATTACAGAATATACGCCCGGCACTATAAAACTTGAAATAGGAAATCTAGAAAAAGAAGCAACCGAAAAACGCATTAATGATACCGGAAAATTTAAATCTTCAAAAAAGAATTTACCAAAAGGTGCCGACCCTGAAGAATATAATGAGTTTGGTTTTGTATCCATAAAAGGCTCATATCATTTTGAAAATTCAAACGGTACTTTTTTTGAAGCAACCGATTATCTTTTTAATCCGCTCTATCACATTTTAGGCCGTCGAGAAAATAAGCGAATTGTTGAATTAATTAACGATGCCGGCAAACGTAGATTGATAGATTTTGATTCGGGTTTGTTGGCCGATTTTGGACGGTTTAGAAGAGAGTTATACAAGTTAGGGGGGTTTCGCTTTAAAATTGAAAACGGTTTCCGTACGGAACATTTTGAACGCTTTGTTGGCAGATTTGACCGAGAATTTGAACCGGCCAAAGAATTGTTTTCAATGGGTTGGAATAAAAATGGTTTTTGGGCCTTTGCTGATGGAATTCATTATAAAAATCAGTTTACAAAAGTAAACAAATACGGCATTGTTAGGCTTGAAGGCATTAATAAAACAGAGGTTATTGATGAATACAATGATGAGATTGAAAATTACTATTCGCCCGCATTTTCTGTAATGCACAAACAAAATGAGGAAGATGATGATCCTTATGAAAATGACCGGTCTTTTGTTTACCGTAAATCTCCGGTAACTTTATTGGAATGGGAAAATCAAATGATTACCGTTTTTGGTGAAAAGGGAAAAATTGGAATAACCTATGTGTTTGCCGCAATTTTTAGAGACCTTTTTATGACCAATTACAAAACGTTTCCAATCTTGGGATGCTTTGGTGAAAAAGATTCGGGAAAATCAACCTTTGGTGAATTACTGCAAAACTTCTTTTATACAGATTTGAAAGCTTTGGATATTTCTCAAGCTACACACGTAGGTTTTACACGATTGGTTTCTCGTTGCCACAATACAATAATTGCCTGTGATGAATATTCCGACAAAGGTGTTGACCCAAAAATACAACAGGGCGTAATGGGGAGTTATGGCGGTTTAGGACGTGCAAAAGGGTTAAATACCGGTGATAAACGCACTACCAACGATAAAATAAACTCTTCAATAGTTTTAATGGGCCAATGGCTTCCGGCAATTTTTGACAATGCTTTGGTAACAAGAATTATTGCCTTAATGTTTCCAAGCAGCAAATTTACGCCAGAACAAAAAGAGGAATATAACAAATTGGTAAATTGGATGATTCCCGGTGTCTCTTCATTGATTTTAGAAATTTTGGAACACAGAACCTATTTTGAAAAACAATTGCCAATTGTTTACAACCAAGTTACCCGCACTTTAAAGGAAAAATTAAAAGACAAAGAATATCAGGAACGTGTGTTAGAAAATGTAACAAAATTACTGGTGACCTATAAAATTTTAGCTGACAAAATTAGCATTCCATTTAATGAAGTTGATTTTGAAGCGATTTGCATAAATACCATTATTGAAAACAGCGAACAAATTTCCGACAGTAACGGCGTTAGCGAATTCTGGAAAATATTGGAATGGCTGTATGAACATGGTCGCTTGCGTGAAGGCTTGCAATTTCAACTTGAAAGTAAAGCTGTTTACAAATTAAAAGTTGGTAAGGAAGATATTGATTATGAAAATTATGAGGGTAATGAACTTTTATTTCTTCGTTTAAGCAGTGTGCATCAAGATTATGTGAAAGAAGCCAGTACACGTGATGGTGTTGATATTATTGGTGAAACTACCTTACGCAATTACTTTAAAAACAGAAGCTATTTTATTGGCAAGAGTGAAGGTAAAAAATTCGATGGAAAAAATACTTCCAGTTATGTGTTTAACTATACAAAAATGAAATTATTAAATATTGTGAATTTAGATATGCCTATAAAAAATCAAGCTGAGCAATCCACAATAAAAATGCCTGACGAAGCGGCTGAAGAAGATGATTTACCATACTAAAATTTAACAATCATGAGCGCAAAAGTTTTAAAAACAAATCCAATTACCGTAGAAATTGAATTGGTAATTGCCAAACCCGATGATTTAAAAGAAATAGATTATTACAAAGATATGGGCGAAGGATTGCCAAAAGAAAAGGTTATGAAACGCCGCCTTGGCGTTCCTTATTGGCTTATAAACTCCAAAGGCGAAGTTGAGGCCCATCCTTACATCATTCACAAAGAAACCGATGTAAAACAACTGGCCATGTATTTAAAAAACGAACAATTGTTAATAGCTAAAAGCCGCTTTCAAACCAATTAAAAAAATGGTAATAGAATCAAGAAATAGACCAGGAGGCTACTTTATAAACGGAAAGTTTGTTTTAGCAGTTAATTGGGAAATATCCAAAGAAAATTTCACCAAAGGAGAGCAACAGGAATTTTTAAGTTTTTTGCTTGGAAAGTTGCTGAAAAAGATAGAATCAGACATTAACAAATTGAATTTAGCAACCTATAATAATGTAAAAACAAACCTATATATGAGTTCAATAGTTAAAAGAGAAAAAACCGAAATTAAATACACAAACAACTTTTTAGCCTGGTTAAAATCTGAACCAATAGAAGATCAGGATAACTATAGCCTTAAAGCATTATTTGAAATATACATCAATCAAATATGTTGGAATGAAATTGAAAAGGACCCGGAACTGGAAGCCTCAGATTTAATACTTAGAATGTAAAAAATGAAAAAAACAGCACACGAATTTAAAGGCGGTTGGGGAAAAATAATTATTGAAGCCCCAACGCAAAAAGCGGCCAAAAAGGCTTTGCAAAGTTTCAAATTGAAAATTCTCTATTTAACGGTACACAAACAAGCATTTGATGTGATGGTAACGGGTGAAAAAACAAATGAATTCAGAAAATATACCAAATGGATTATTTCACGTCTTATAGACAAAAAAACGCTTAAACCAAAAGAATATGATGTTGTGAAGATTGTAAATGGTTACGGAAACTCCAGACCTTATTTTATAGCTGAATTTAAAGGGTTTTTCTATGCCGAATTATTTTCTGTCATTCATTATTCCAATGGATTGCAAGTAAAACAAGAACCCGGTGATTTTGTGATAAAACTTGGTAAAATAACGGAGCGAAAACATTGAAATTAATTAACCATAAACCAAACCTTTAAAAAATGAGCCCAGAAACGTCAAAACCAATACCGCCTATGTTAAATATTTTATTCAAACTAAAATCCGGATTTGCAAAGTTCATAAAGTTTATGGAAGAACAGGCTAAGGATTGCCCTAGAGAAACGAAATGGTAGCATTGTATTTAACTTACTGATTAAAATTTGGTGTAGCGTAGCGAATCAATTTTATCAGTTGTTAAATACAGTGCGATTTGAAAAAACTTACTTAAAATGAATTGGAATCAAAAAAAATTTTAAAACTCAATTACAATGAAAAACATCTTAAATCTTTTAGACAAATATGAGAATAGACACGACGGTAATCTACATAAAATCATTAGTTTTTCTGATGGAAGTGGAACAATAATTAATTGTGAAGCTGAATCTGAAATTTTTCAATTTGAAACCCAAGAAGAGTTAGAAAATTTTTTAAAAAATTAACCTAAAAACTAAATTAGAATAAAAATGAAAAATCTAAAAAATGTAAAATTTATAGCAAAAGATTGGTCAAATAATGAACCGATAATTGGTAATTTATCAGTTAGATGCAAAAAAACTTTAAAAACTTTTGACGAATTAAAAGTTACACGTGAAGACGGTACAAGTTTCGACACTAATCATCATGGATATATTATTGGAATTGAAACGGAAGGTGGATTTGTTATGGTTAATCCAGAAACTATTTTTCTTCCTGAAAAAGTAACAAGCGCCACTAATAAAGTAACAATAGGCTTTGTTAATTGGCTAATGGAAAATTGCGAATTAGCGGAAGATAACTCACTTTGGAGTTATAATGGTGAAGATTACACAAACAAAAAATTATTTAAAATTTACAAAAACGAAATTAAAGCGGAAGTAGACAATAAAAAAGAGGGATTTGAACTAATAGAAATATTACTTAACGAATTTCATAATGATTTAGCTAAAAACATTATTGATATGAAAATCTATAAACCATTGAGTTCTGATTTGTTGATTATTAAAGAAAAAATTCATCTTCTTAAATAAAAATTATGGTACTTACTCGCCTAGGCAATAAAAGAAGAATGAAAACTCAGCTTTCAACTTATTTTCCAAATCATAAAATGAGAATAGAATTATTTTTTGGCGCTGGAGGCTCTTTTTTTTATTTACCTGAGCCTAAATTTTCTATTCTAAATGATCTGGATGATGATGTAACTAATTTATACCTGGTAATTCTTGATCAAAAAGAGGAATTTAAAAAACAAGTTGCGATGTTACCAATTTCAGAATCTTTAATAAATTATTGGAGGTGTAATTTAGAAACTGAGCCAATGAAAAAAGCCTTGCGCTTTTTATTACTTTCTAACTTTACGTATTTAGGCAAAGGAGATACTTTACGGCTGGGAAAAGATCACAGCAAAAGAAACTTATTAAATAGAATTGAACCCACGTTTTTAAAGCTGCAAAACGCTAAAATAACCAATGTAGATTTTAGGGATGTTTTAGGGAAAATTTCCTTCGATAAAAATGTTACGCCAAAAAACGAATGCTTTGTTTATTTGGATCCAGTTTATTTAGATACTGAACATTATTATAAGGTTCCAGATTGGAAGCCATCCGACACCGAAGATTGTTTTAAAATTATGGCTAATTGTGGTATTAAAACTGCTATGTCGGAATTTGACCATGAGCAGGTTTTAGATTTTGCTTCAGATTATAAAATGAATGTAATCAATTTAAAAACTCGTCAAAATATTAAAAATAAACGGCAAGAACTGTTAATTACTAATTACGATGCCAAACAACAAATTTCATTAAATATTTAAAACCAAATTATGCAAGTAAAAAATAATGATGGTAGCTATGGCGACTTAGTTCCTTTTGATCAAGATGAAATGGAAACACTCCTTTCAAATCCGGATACGGAAAGTGTGGAAGTATTTAAAGCTTCAGACAAGCAAATTATAAAGCACAATAAATACAGTGTTGGAAAACGCTTTAAAAAAGTACCCAGAATTAAAAAGTAACTTATGGAATGGACTAGTAAAATGGTTAAAGAAAAAATGTCAGTTGAAAAAGTAAGCACTTTGCTCCTGGCGTTAGAAATAATTGCAAATGGTGATCCAATAGGAATTGGAGTGGATGAAGTTAAAGGAGTTTGCCAAAAAGCATTAGAAGTTTTTAATAAGGATGATTAAGTAATTAAATTTTCAATGCAACAATCAAGTAACATTCCGTTGTGGGATAAAAAGACTGCCGGTAGGCGGTCTTTTTGCATATATTTTCTATTCACTACAATTTACAACTTTTGGAAATTTTTGTTTTTGGCTCGTCCCCCGTACCCCCTCAATATAAAACATCGGGTAAAAGGTAATGAGCGAAATCTAATTTTTTGGGAAAGACAAATGTTTTAGAACCTACTCACCTACTTTTATATTAATAGTATAGATATTATTTATATAACATACTATATATTAAGATTTTAAATAAAAAAAACTCGGTAGGTGCTAGGTGTAAAAAAGGTAGGTAATAGGTAGGTGCTTTAAAAAATACAAAACCTACCTTTTTTACTGAAACCTACCTAGTACCTACCTTTTTAAAATAGCTTTAATTTATTTATATAACTGATAATCAGTAATATTAGGTTAAAAGTAGGTGAGTAGGTGGTTCTAATTCCTGAAAACTACCGGTCGGTTTAAAGATGTCCTATTTATAAAAATGCCACTGCATTACATTTGATTTACTAAATAATTTTAAAATGGAAATTTCAGTATTAAGCGTTGGCGGTTCCAAAAAAAAACCAACTCAGATTTATAAGCCTGTATCAAAAAAAGATTTGGAAGATCATTTAATGTTAATTGAAAAATTGAAGCAAAAACGGCAAACCTTTAAAATTGTTGAAAAGGGTGTTGAAAATAAATACTATTTTAACGGAAATAACTATATAATTAGCTCTAAAGTAGTTAAATAAGTATTATATTCGTCTAATGGCTGCGGAACTAATTTACACCAAAGAACCACTACGAGTAAAAGTGCCAATGAAACCGTATGTGGTTAAATTCTTATTAAAAAAATTTGGGAAAACGCATAAAGCTTCAAAAAATTCGTGGCTAGGTTTAAATGCTATTGAATTGCTTAGAAAAGATTATTGCAAGCCGGTTAAATTGACCTCTAAAAATTATTTTACCATTGTAATACCTTACTCGCTTTGTGTTCAAAACGGCCATTTTGTAGATTATACGAAGTTTCCGGAACTTGAAAAAAAGTGTGAGAACATTTTCCGCAATTTTATGTATGATTTTATACAAATTAATTCTGTAAATGCTGGGAGCGGTGGCGTTACCAGAAGCCTTCGAAATTTTTTGGCATTTTATAAAATTAATGAGGATGAATTGAAATCAGATTCCGTTTACCGACAATATATGAGGTATTTGAATGAACAAATGACAGATTTAAAAACTGATAAAAAAAAAGCGTCGTAAAACTTTCATTTTTAGAGAGTTAATTTATGACTGAATTGTTTAAAATAAAAAAGTGTCCTAAATGAAAATAGTAAGTTTAATGCAAAGAGAACAAATAGGCGGTTTTCACAGCATAGAAGTAATTACGCTTGAAGATATTATTTTTTGTCCGCATATTTTAACCAACGAAAACGCATCCACTTTTCAATATACCAAAGGTTATAGTGATGCTGTTGAAATTATGCCTGTTGGTGAAACGCTGGCTGTTGGTTCATCAACCACAAAAACAAGTTCAGGCAGATTATTTAATATTACAGCCACTTTTGAAGTGTTATATTTAGATGCTCCTATTGACACAATTTTTAATAATTTTCAGCATAAAAAGGTAGTTGTAAAAGCAAATAAATACGACGGAACTTCTATTATATATGGCAGCGTTCGTTATCCGCTTACTTTTTATTATGATCTCACAAACTCTAAAAAAGCTGAAAGCCCTTCAAAATTTAAGGCTAAAATTACCGGTAAAATATCTCAAAAACCCGTAATTTATAAGCCTATATAAAAGTGTCCTATTTAAAGCTGCTGTATTAAAATAGGTTTGTAATGTGCTAAAGCATATTACAGATGGATATTAGTAACGTACATTCTTTATTAAGTGATAAATGGTTTATCAACCAATCATACGGACAGGCTTTAATGCCTACTTTATTTTCAATTTTAAGTGGAAATAAAATTTCTATTGAAAAAACTAAAACTCCTGAAGCTTTCATTTCATCTGAAAATAAATCAATAGTTGCAAGCAATTTTGATTCTTCAAACAATAATGAGGACTATGTTTTAATTGTTTCTTTAAAAAACCCAATTACAAAATATAATCAATATTGTGGTCCTGAGGGAACAAAGTCAAAACAACAAACAATGGCATCTTATGAGGGAGACCCTAAATGCAAAGGTGTTGTTTTAGATATTGATAGTGGTGGTGGTCAAGTTTCAGGCACTCCTGAATTTCACGATTTTATTAAAAACTATTCTAAGCCAGTTGTTGCTTATACTGATGGCTTAATGTGTAGTGCAGCTTATTATCTAGGAAGTGCTGCAAGTTACATTGTTGCAAATAAAAGGGCTGATGCTATTGGAAGTATAGGTACTATGATTTCGTTTGTAGATATGACCGGATTTTATGAGAAAAAAGGAGCTAAAGTAATTACGGAATATGCTACAAAATCCACAGAAAAAAATAAAGATTTTGAAGACCTTTTAAAAGGTGATCCAACTGGTTATATAAAAAACGAGTTAGACCCAATTACAGACACTTTTCATGATGATGTGAAAGCAGCTAGAAAAAACTTAAATGAAGAAGTTTTAACTGGAGGAACTTATAATGCCAAAAAATCTATTACTAATGGACTTATTGATGAAATAGGAACTATGAAAACAGCAATTGAAAAAGTCTTTTCATTAGCAAAAACTAAAAAAAGTAACACCCAAAATTCCAACCAAAATATGAAAGAAATTAAGGCTCCTAGCATTCAAAATGCTTTAGGATATGAAACTCCTTTTCAGGCAACTGATGAAGGTGTTTTTATGCAAGAAAGTGAAATTAACACTTTAGAAACCGCTTTAACTTCTGCAACTGCCAACGCAACTACTTTACAAGCCAATTTGGATACAGTGAACACCACTGTAACCGATACTGCAACTGTAATTGATGCTGCTTTAGACAATGCGGAAATTGAGCACACTCCTGAAATGAGTTTAAGCGAAAAAATTACATTGCTAAACAACCAGCGCAATGAGTTTGCAAAAAAACCAAGCAAACAAAATACAGCTGCTATTAGTGATGGTGATGATGCTCCAGATGGTGCGCCTATTAAAAAAGTATATGCTCATAACGAGTATGCAAAACAACTGTTAAACCAATAATTCAATTTTAAATTATGCCAACAATTAGCGTAACAAGTGTAAAAGCCGAATTAGATGACTACATTGACAATAACAAAGATGTTATTTCTGTAGGCGTTTATGCCGGTGAAGTGCAGTTAGATAAATACTGCAAAAAGATTTCCTCTGTAAAAGGGAAATATCCTCAATTCCATAAAGTCTTGTCACGCGTTGTACAAGGTTTTAAAGCCGAATGGCAAGCATTAGGAGAGATGCAATTTAGAGCGAAAGTTTTACAAAACTTCCGTCAAAAAGTAAACTTACCAATAATTGTAGATGAAATTTACGGTACCTGGTTAAGCGATTTGAAAATTGAGGGGAAAACTCCTGAAGAGCAACCAATTTCTAAATTAATAATTCAGGAATTATTAGAAAAAGTGATTGACGATTTAAGCGATTTGTCAATTGTAGGAGATACATCGGCAGGTGTTGCCGACGGTAATTTTGGTTATTCAGTTAACGGAATTGGAAAAGTAATCAGCTTGGCTTTGGCCAATGTTGCAAATCCTGTTTACCGCATTCCTTTAGATGCTATTGTGCCTGCAAACATTTTAGATATGTTTAAGCAGTTTGAAAGAACCATACCTTCAAAAGTTCGTAAAAAAGTGAAACAAATTTTTTGCTCGGACAATGTGAAGTTAATGTACGGCGATGCTGTTGTTGAAAAATATGGAGATCATACCAATTACAGTGAAGACAGAACCGGTAAATCCGAAACTTACAAATTTGAAATTGTTGGTTTAGAAGGTTTGGCTGATGATGTGATTTTTGCAACTGCCGATGGCAATATGCTAAAATTGATTGATGTAATTGACAATCCGCCTACAATTACCGACACTCAAGTGCAAGATTATGTACTTAAAATCTTTATGGAATTTCATTTAGGTTATGATTTCGCAATAAATGAAATTGTATTTGTTGCCGACTTTAATGCTTTGGCCGTTGCCGGATTACAAAGCAATGCTTTAAACGCATTGTATTATGATGCTGAAAACTTACCATTAATTTAATATTATGGCAAAACAACAAGTAAAAACATCAGCGACTTCGGTTGCTGATGTTACACCAGAACAACTTCAATCTAAAGTTTTAGAACTTGAAGGATTATTAGCTGCTGAAAAAACAGCTAAAGAAGAACTTGGAAAAGCTTACAACGAATTGCAAAATGAATTTGTTGAAGTTTCAGGAGCCAAAGCGTCATTAGAAACCAATGTAATTGCTTTAGGCGCTGAATTAGAAGCTGTTTTAGAAAGTAGAAAATTAGCTGAAGAAGCATTGGAAAAATTAATGTCTGCCTCGGTTCCAACAGAAACAAATGAAATTGATGTTGAAGCTGAAGAAATTGAAGAAGCCCGCCCGGAACATACTTTAACCGATGGCCGTAAATTTTCATTTACAAAAAAAGCCCCTAAACACTTAAAAGTTTTAGGTGTTGTTCATTCTCAGGCTGAATTGGTGAAGAATAAAGAAGCGATGGAATTCCTTATTTACGGAAATTCATTTTTTGTTGAACAAATAAATTCAAAATAAGATGGATTTTGTACATGATATTAAATTAGAAGTAATTGGAGGAACATCCATTGAACCAACAGGCGGTTTTAGCCACGTTGATATTTTGATTGCTCCTACCAGAACATTTACAAACATTGCCGGTGTTAAGCCAATTGAAGGCGATGTTTTACTGGATCTTGCCACTAGCGCAAAAGATGCCGCAGAAATTACAACCGATCATACATTTAATGTTGGTTTTGGTTTTGCCAAGTTTAAAGCTGTGCAAGATAAAAACGGATTAGAAAGTGCAATGCTTGGTGAAAAAGGCGGTAAAGTTTTTGAAAACAAACTAACTGTTGTTGTTCGCGGAACTGATCCTGAAACTATTGGTGCTTTGCGTTTGTTGAAAAACGAACAATTAATCATTTTAGCCAGAGAAGCCGGAACCGGAAGATACCGACAAATTGGGCATTCTCGTTATGCTGCTGAATTATCTGAAGCCACGCCAAAAATTGCTCCTGAATATGAAGGAGAAAATGGTGTAACATTTGTTTTTTCTGATAAAAACATTGTTGCGGCCCCAATTTATACCGGTGTAATTACTATGCAACCGGCTGCTGTATAATTATTCATGTTTTTTTGTTTATATTTATTTTTATTGATTCCTTAAAAACCACTTTAACCGGTGGTTTTTTTGTGTCCTAAAAATAACAATTGTTATTTATCACTTTTACCGTATGAAAAAAAATAAATATCATATAGAAAAAGAATTGAAGATTTATAAAGGCTTCGGTTTTTGTTTTGCTGTTCATTTTGAAGGCGGTTTTCAATTAGTTATAATAGTACTTTGTTTCTATTTCAGGTATATGTTAGAAAAAAGAGATGACAGTTAATGAATGGATTGCAAGTGGTGAAAACTATAAAATTGGTTTGGAAATATACCAAAGCCTGCCAAACCATAACGCCAATTTTTTAAAAGTGTGGAGCCGTAAAGAAACGCCTCAAAACTTAATTAAGCTGCGTTACGAACTTCAAAAACAATTACAGCCTACATTAAGCGTTTCAACATCTGAAATTATTGAAGAAAGTAAACCTGTAGGTTTAGATAAATACTTCAGAAAACTTAGAATTAATGAATTGCCTGTTGCTTTACATCCAATTTATATTCAGCAAAAAAATGATTTTTCAATTGCCTGTAGTTTAAAAATTCAATTGAATGCCCTGGGCAATATTTTAGACTGCAATGGAAATATTGTTTTTGGTGCCGATGGATTGCCAAAATTAAAACCACAAACAAAAGATGATCAAGAAAAGGCTTTGCGTTTGTGCTTAAAAATTGAAAGCTTGTTTGATGCCATTGATAAAACTTGGGGTGTTATTGATTATTATCTGGAAAATAAAATAGTTCCTAAAATTACGGAAAACGATTTTTCTACCTTATCTGAAGGAAAATTACGGGATAAAATAATTTCGGTTCGCTCATCTATTACACGCCAAAACCAACGCTTGGCAATGCTTCGCCAAAAATTAGCCTTTGCCATTGCCAAAAAATTTAAAATTAAATACGAACGCAATATTGCTAAATGCGATAATGCGCTTATGCAATTAAACCAGGACCTTATAAAACTTTTAGAAATTAGAGATAAGTAGAAATGAAGTGGTTTTATTCCCTCCATTTGGTGGAAATAAATTTATAAAAACCACTCAATTGAGTGGTTTTTTTTTAGTTCATTTTAATTTCTTGAATAATATAATCTAAAATTTTGATGGGTTTGGACTTGTTTAACCTTGTTATTGTCCAATAAGAAGGAAATTTAGGTTCTACTAATTTAATTTCTTCACAAAGTTGCTTAAGGTTTGTAAATAAGCCTAAAGTGATGTTATCTCTATTAATAACGTAGTATTTCTTCTTTTTTAATCGCTCTTTATATGTAACCATATTGCGAATTTACAAAAATAGTCGGAAATAAATACAAAAATATTTGTTTTACAATAAAAACCTGCTATCTTTGTAAAATATTAATATAAAATAACATAATATTATGAATCAAAAAACAGAAACACCAACAGAAAATGTAGTTGAATTTTTGTACCAAGAAACACAAATTCACTTTTTAGTAAATCCTAATGAAAAGGATGTAATGATTAATGCCACCGAAATGGCAAAACTTTTCGAAAAAAGAACGGGAGATTATTTAGCAAATCAAACCACAAAAACGCTAATTAATGAACTTGAATTAACGCTAATTAGCGTTAATTCAAATGTTAAAATAATTGAAAACAGAGGTCAATTAGGTATGTATTTTTGTCCAATTTTAGCAATTGACTTTGCTACATGGTTAGATGTTAAATTTAAAATTTGGGTATATGAAACTATTATATCAATAATGTTTTCAAAAACCAAGTCTGTGGAAAATGCAGTATCTTTAAAACAACAACAAGAAGCTAAAAAAATAGCGTTAGTTGAAAAAGCCACTAAAGAAAATAATAAGGATTTTTTAGATTATTTACTTGTTCAAAAAGCTATTAAAAAAATTACTTCTTTAGAAAACAAAGCCATTAATAATTTAAAATCTCAATATAAAATTAATTTTTAATAAATTTTGGCGGGGATAATTATCCTCGCCAAATTAAAATTTTAAGCTATTTATTATCAGAATAAAAAAAATTATTATCTTTACAACGACAAAAAAACCAGTACAATGATTTCAAAAACTAATTTTTTAACAATACGGCAGGAGTTCGGTAGCAGTAATGCCCGACAGCTTACATTACTTCGGTACTGGTTTGGCTGGTCAACTCCTGCTATTTTTAATATTTACCGTTATGACAGACAAAACCAGTACCCAAGAAAAAACACCTGTAAACATCGAAAAAGAAATAGCCTGGTTAATTGAAGGCTTTAATATGCATTTAAATTGTTTGGAAAGCCCTCAAAAGAAGCTACATTCTAGTTTAATGTGCTTAGATGAACAATCTTTCTCCGATGAAGAAAAACTTGTTGTAAGCAGTTTTTTAAATGATGTGTTGGCATTTACCTTTACTTTAAAGGACAGACCCGATGATATTAAAAAATTTATAGAATATCATACCTAAATTTTAGCATTGTATTTAACGTATACGTATATGAGCATCTTTTAAATTTAAGCGTTGGCAATTTGGCTGATAAGCCAAGAAATATGCGGTCTTTGAAATAGTTTCGTAAAGTTTTCGTAAATAATAAGTAAATACTTACTAAAATATTTGCGAGATAGTAAGTATATACTTATCTTTGAGTATAATTAAAAAGCTAAATATTATGACAACTTTAAAAATAGGACAAACAGTTTACACAACTTCAGGGATAGAAGGCACAATAGTTGAAAATCAAGGAATGTTTACATTAGTAAATGTTAATGGTGAAACTAAAAAGTTAATGACTATGATTTTAAAATCTAAACCAGTTTCTAAAAAAGTAAAATCGTATATGAAAGAAGAAACTAAAGAAGTTATAAATTTTAATTCAATAGTTAACAATTTAGAAGGAACTTCAAAAATGCGTAATTCTTTTACTTTACCAATTTATAATGAAATTGAAAAATTAGCAGATTCTAAAAACCATTTTGCAGGATCAATTATAGAAGATGCAAGAAACGGAAAAAAAATATCAAAAAAACAAGCTCAAGTAGTTGCTTTTTTCGCAAAAGAAAATGGTTTAATCTAAAAATTTGAAAGATGAAAAATTTAAAAATTATAATAAAAGAAGATTTAACAATTTTAGAAATATCTAAAAAAGGAACATTGATTTTAAATTGCGATGACTATAAATTATTTGGATTTGAAAATAGACCTTTCAATTTGTCAGCAGTTCCAATTGTTAATGGACATACTAAAAAAATAATTTATGAAGTAAAAGGAGCTTATAAGCATACGTGGTCGCAATCTCAACAAAATATGAGTGAAATGGGTACTTTTAAAATTATTGATATTAAATCTATAAAAGATGAACTTAGTTTAACAGATGATGATTTAGCTAAAATGTTTGGTTATAAAAATAGACTTTCTTATACAAATTCATCTGCTAAAAGCAGAATTGAAAAAGGTTTAGTTTCTTTTTATTCTCTAATTAAAAAAAGCGAGGGAGAAATTTAAAAGTTGCTTATATGCGAAGTTAACTGCCGTTTTTGAAAACTATGAAACGGCAAAAATAAAAAAGGAAATGAACAAAAAGAATAAAACAGTTAGAATAGAAATTGACATCGGACAAAAATGACATTTAACTTTCCGATTGAAAATTCGTTTTAATGAATTTTATCGGATGTTAAATACAGTGCGATTTACCAACTAAAAGCCACTTAAAATAGTGGTTTTTTAGTATATTTACTTAAATAATTTACAAATTATGATAGACGCTACTCCTCAAATTACCCAATTCTTAAAAGAGAATTTTAAGCCTTCTAACTTACTCGAAGCTACTCACAAACTAACTACACAACAGCTTTTAAACTTGCTTTTTAATGTGTTTCCAAAAGGTTCTATAGATGATTATGATTTATATCAAATTTTAATATCTTTACAGTACGCACCATTTAGAAATACAATTGAAATTGAAGATTTGGAAACCGATGAAATAATTACCGAATTATCTTTAGTTTGGTGTTTGGAGGAATTAGGAACAATGCAATTTTAAGTTATGAAAGAATTAATAGAAGAGTTAAAACAAAAGCATTTTATTAAATCTATAAATGAAAGTTCGTCTAAAGATAGTAGTGACTTTCCTAGAATGGTAATAGGCTTAGAAAAGCATTTAGCTACTGAAAAGGAAATTTCCGATTTATTTAGTTTAATGAGAAATCAAAAACATATAAAAAAATGGGTAATAGAAATGTAATTTTTAGCGCTGAATATTCTATCGATAGAATAGAATTTATTTTTAATCAAGTAAATAAGGCAATTAAAGAAGTCTATGAGCGAGGTTTTAGACCTGAAGAGATTTTAATTTCAATGCCAACTTACTTTAAAGAAATTTTAGTTGAGTACAATCGAAGGGGATTTTCGAATTCAATTGCTTGTGATTATAGGTTTTTTGGTTGCAAAATAGTGCCTGCTTATGAAAACAAAATTGTGATTTTTCATGAAGATATGCCAAAGCTTGATATTCATCTTTATCATGAAATTTTATTAAAATAGTTATGGCCAAAAAAAACAAAGTTGATGAGTTTATTGCTAAACTGCCTGAATTAGTACTTAAGGCTAAAACTGGTTTTGTTTTATGTTTGCATACTCAAGAATTTCAACATATTAAATCTAAAATTACCAAAGGAAAATATAAAAACCTTGAAGTTTATGAATATGCAGAAACTGTTATGCCAAAGGACTATATGTTTGTAATTCATAAAGATGATGTTTGTAAAGAATTGGCAGAATTAAGAATGATAACACTTTAATTTATGGAAGCAATTAAAAAAACAATTACTTATAAAAATGTTTGTGAACAAGATTTAAAAGATTTGAATGATATGAAAAATAAATTAGATGATGATGGATTTCTAATTACAAGCATTATTACTGAAAGTCATCCAGATTCCTTATCTAGATTCATAATTGTTTATGAAAAGCCATATCAAGACTTTTAAAATTCACAAAGTAACTACGCCCTTTTTTTCTGTCCTATTATAAGCGTTTGACAATTGTCATTTTTACAGTACTAAAAATGAAACTATGTCTAACCTACCGCAAATTAACCTAAACGACACCACGTTTGATAAAATTTGGGCTTACTATAAACACCCCGGTAAAATTGCTTTAACCGACAAACAGGAAGAAATTAAAGAACGTTGGTTGTCTCTTTTTTCGCTTCGTTTAAACTTTCATTCTCGCCTACAGGCAATTAACGCTTATATTGAGCAATGGAAACAAAAAGATATTGAAATTAGCCTGTCGCAAGCTTACAAAGATTATTCGGCCAGTGAACGGCTGTTTGGCAATGTTCATAAAGCCGACAGGCAAGCCAGCTTGGTTATTTTAGCCGAATATGCCCATAAAAACTTACTGCTTGCTTTTAAACAGAAAAATTCTTTAGCAATTTCTGCGGCACTTACCAAATTAGATAAATACTTAGAAATTGATAGAGTTGACGCTATTAACTTCAATCCTGCCAAATTAGAAGACAAACCTGATAAATATAACGTGCCAAAAGAAGTACTGGAAGCACTTGCCGAACATTTTAATGTCGGTAGTATTAATCTCAACAATCTTATAATTGAGGATATTGAATCTGAAGAAATAGAGGAATCTGAAGAAATAGAGGAAACGGAAGATGAAGAAACGGAAGATTAGTAAGTATCGTGAAATTACGCTAAATGCCATTCAATTAATGGCTTTTTTAGCTGTTACAATTTTTGGGAAAACGAAAATATTTCTTGAATGGGGACGTGGAACCGGGAAGTCTTTTATCCTTGCATTTTTCATGAAGAAAATGGTAAAGCAAATGCCAGGCGCTGCATTTTCTTTGGTTGGTTGTACTTATCAGCAAATATTGGCAAGAACCTTGCCCAGCACAAAACAAGGCTTGGAAGTTTTAGGGATTTATCAGGATGTTGATTATGTAGTTGGAAAATGTGGTGATAAATATGGTTTTGCTATGCCTTTTCAATCGCCGGATAGTTGGAAGAATATCATTCATTTTTCAAATGGATGTATATTTCAATTGGTAGGTTTAGACAATCCTAATAGTGGTAGGGGTTTGAATATCTTCGGATTTTTAAATGATGAAGCGGCACTATCTGATGAAGTAAGATTGTATAATAATGTCAAGACTACAAATAGGGCGAAGTCCAAACGGTTTCCAAAAGCCACATTGCTTGGTTGCGAAATTTATGCGTCATCTACTCCATTAACCAAAAAAGGTCGTTGGTTTACTGATGTGGAAGCCAAGATTAAAAACAAAGAATTAAAGCGGTCTGAAAAATATATTTATTTACGTGCATCTGCATTAATAAATAAAATGAATTTACGGTCTGAATGGTTTGATGAAATGAGGGATGAATCGCCTTCAGACTTAATATATAATGCGGAAATATTAAACATTAGGCCTAAAGAGATATTGAATGGTTTTTATCCGCAATTTTCACCAAAGAATTTATATACAGATTATAATAATGATTATTTGGTTCCATTGACAGAGGACTATTCTAAGAGCGATTTGAATTGCAAACAGGATAACGATATTGATAAAGGCAAACGTTTGATCTTATCTATTGACTGGGGTCTGTTCTTGTCTGCCGTAGTATCTCAGGACCTACAAACAGAATATAGAGCCTTGAATGAATTCTTTAAGGAACAGCCAGATATTATAGATGATTTAATCAATGAATTCTGTGACTATTATGAGCCGCTTCCTAAAGAACAAAAACGATTGTATTTATACTATGGACATGATGGTAACAGACAGCGTGATAAAAGTAAGGAGACTTACGGTGATGAAGTTGTGCGCTTATTAAAAGGACGTGGCTGGAATGTTGTAGATAAGTCTAAAGGAAAGCCTGCCGCACCTCATAACAGTAAGTATGCGCTTATAAACCTGATGTTTAAGGCTGTATCTAAACGTTACAAACCTATTTCTATTAACGAACACAATTGCCCGAATCTTATTATATCACTCGAACGTGCTGAAGCAACTGATGGAAAGAATGGTATCGAAAAACTTAAAAAGGATGAAAAGAATGCTTCGATGAAGCAACAACATACCACTCACTTCTCTGATGCCTTTGATATTCCTATCTATGCTTTGTTCAAACATTTATTGAAAGGAGACAAAGAACACTTCGATTTACACCCTCAAAAGGACTGATTTTCATATATCACTAATTTTTAAAAACAACAATTGTCAATTTTCAAAGGTGGGTGCGTGCCACATAGAAACAAAATAAGATTTTTCAGGGGGTTTTTTTCGGTCAAAAAACTAATTACCAAATATTTAGCATTTTAAAAATGAGAATTTACACGCTAAAACAATCTTATTACTAGGTTAAACTATCATTTCATTATTTAAAAAGGTCGCTTTCAGTAAAAAAGCAAAAGTTTTTATCATTTTTTTTCTGTCCTATTTTATGGCTACTCACAATAATACTTTAGCTGTATGGATACGGTAACATTAAGCGAGTGTTTAGAAATAATTAATATAAAAGATAAGGCTGGAAAACCTTATCCATTCAATATTGATGTTTACACGCTTAATAAAAATTCAAAGTCTGGAGGAATTTTAAAAAGATATGAAAAGGTGAAGTTGTACTCAAGAAAAAAAGGAAATAAATCTTTAGGCGCTTTAACTATTTCAGCTTCAACAATGGAAAAATCAAAAAGAAACCCTCAGCACATTAAAAACCGCACTCGAAATATTGAATTTCCTAATGGAGATATAAAAACTATCCATATTAGGTTAATTGATAGTATTAACGGCAAAAAAATGGTTTACTAAATGAGAGAAAATTTTGGAGATATAGGCATTATAGGCAACGGAAAAATAAAAGCTGTTGTAAGATTAAACCGTTCGGCTACAAATAGTACTTCAAAAGTTGTTGAGCCTACAAAAGTTGTTGTGCATACCGAAAATAAAAAAGGTGCCATCGCTTCTTGGGGTACCAACAACAAACATCCGCAGGAACTTTTAGAATCAATTCGAAAAAATGCCGCTACAACTTCAGGACTAAGCGCTGTTAGCCATAACCATTATGGCGGTGGGTTTTTATTATTTGAAGAAACGTTTGTTGATGATGGAAATGGAAATACAAAAAGACAATTAATTCAAAAATCAATTCGCCAGTTCCCTAAAATAGATGCTTTTTTCAAACTAAGCAATATGAAACGGTTTCATAAAGAAACCGTTGTGGATTTAGAATATTTTGCCATTGGATTTCCGGAATACGTTTTGTCAAACGATTATAACCTAATTAGTAAAGTAAAACGACAAAAAACAGCACATTGCCGTTTTGAGGTGATGGATGAAAAAGGGTTGATAAAAAATATTTGGATTTCCACTAAATGGCATAAATCAGTCGAATTAGATTCTGTTTACGCTAATGATGTACGCTTTATTTCGCCCGACTGGAGCCCTGAAGAAGTTAAAGAATATTGTAAAAAAAATAAAATTCAAAATTTCATTCGTCCAATATTCTATGCAATGTTGGATGAAAGCTACTACCCTATTGCTACATGGCATTCCGCTTATTACAGTAAATGGATAGACGTTGCAAACTCAATTCCTGAATTTAAAAAAGCATTGTTTGAAAATCAAATGAATATCAAATTTCATATTGAAATTGATGAAGAATATTTTCAAAATAAATACAAAGAAACTTGGGACGATTTTTCTGATGACGAAAAAGAAAAAAAGAGACAGCTGTTTGTGCTTTTTATAGATGACAATTTAAGAGGAAATAAAAATGCCGCAACTTCTATTTGGTCAATGATCTATAAAGATGATGAAGGCAAACCAATGTCAGGTTTAAAAATCACAGCTATTGATGACAAGTTAAAAGATGGTGCCTTTTTGCCAGACGGTAAAGTGGCCGACGAACAAATATTTTTAGCCATTGGCATAGATGCAACCGTATTAAGTGCCGGAACTCCCGGTATGGGTGCCGGAAGCGGAAGCGATAAAAGAGTTGCTTGGAATATACTTTCCGCCCGGTCAAAACCAAAAAGAGAAACCACGCTCGAAGTTTTTGAATTTATTCAGCAATATAACAACTGGCCGCCTGAATTATTGGGGGCTTTTGAAGATACCCAACTTCAAACATTAGACATTAATCCAACAGGTTCTAAAAAAGCTGCAAACGTATGATAACTAAAAATATAGAGGACATAAGAAAATACGCAACTGTAAGCAGTAGTTTTACATTTCCAAAATTAGAAAATCACTTATTACGAGTTTCAGAAAATGAAATTTCCGAAACTATTTCTGAAGAGGAATATGCCAGATTAGAAGCCTATGCAGATTCAGATCTAGTTGTTTTAAAAGCAATTAAAATAATTAAAGATGCCGAAACTAATTTAGCATTGTTCAATTATTTACAAGTTGGAGATATTCAAATAAACAGCGGTGGTGTTTCTAAAATTATTCCACAAGGTCAAGATGCTGCTCCAGATAAAGACGTTAGAGATGCAATGCGTTATCACAAAAAATGCGGGTTAAAAGCATTGGACAAACTACTTACTTTATTCGAAGAAAACGAAGCCGAATTTGCATTATGGAAAGCTTCAAAACAATACACCAAATTTAAAAATCTCCTGGTTAATTCAACAGCCGATTTTCAGGCACATTATAATATTTTTGAAAGTCGTCAAACATTCCTTTCATTGGTTTCAGAAATTGAAACTGTTGAATATGAATTTATAATGCCAAGCATTACAAATGCCAGTTTAACACATTTAAAAACTACGGAAAGCGCAGACCCAATTTTTATCAACGTAAAAAAATTACTTGAAAAAGCAATTGTATTTTTTACAGTTTCCAAAACGTTAGGAAGTGGCCTATACTATCAAAGTGCCACAGGTTTCGAGTTGCGTTTCGATGTTCTGGACTATGAACGCAAATTTGGTTCAGAAAAAGAAATTTCATCACATATAAAAGCGCAAAAAAAACAAAAAGAAACCGAGGCAATACAGTTTTTAAAAATGGCAGTTGGTTTAATAAGAGCCAATCCTTTGCTTTTTGCTTATGTAGCGCCAACCGTTGTTGAGCGAAATCCATTTATAGCAGGTAAATCAATTGTTGGATTATGATAACAGTATACGCAAATATGGAATTAACGGTATTAAACGCGCAAAATAATGTGTTTAATAATTTATTGCCGCATGATATTCCAATAACCTTAATTAACATTTAGTATGCAATTTCCCATAAATACAGGTCCAAAAGAAGATCATCCTACACGCCTTGCAAATCTTATCGGGGTCGATCCAAAATATTACTACAAAGCTGAAGAATTAAAGCTGTATGAAAATGCTATAAATGAACTTTACAGTTTATTAGGAACATCAAATAGTAATGAAAACAAAGTCATCGACTATACCCTTGAATGGATTCCCGGCACTTACACCTACAAAATAACCGTACGAAAATACATATTCAACGGCGTACTGCACACAAACACCATTTACTTTGAAAGAACTTTAGGCGCATCCGACCTTGTTTACAACCGTTTCGACAGTTTTCTAATTGATGCAAACGAACAAATAATTGTATGGCCGGGCGATGCTGTAGAATTTCCTTACCCAAAAGAGTTTGATCTAGATACCTATGTATTAATAAATTTTGTACGTGTTGATGCCAATACAACAGCACCAACAGGACATAGTGAGATTTTGGTATTTAATGAAGGTACTGGTGCTCCTGGAGAATGGGCCATCAACTATTTAAGCGGAACCTTAAGCACCGAGCATCCTAGCCTTGACTTAAAATCTATAAAACTCGTAAACAAACAAGCTGTTCTGGCCACTTCACCAGTTCCGTATGAAGGCCGTTTTTTAAAAGATTTATTAATTGATGTTACTTGCTACACGGCAGCCGCAAATAACCGCTTGCGCTTTTCTTTTTGGATTGCCGATACTATGCGCGTGGGTGAAGTTTACGTAACGCATGGCACTTTTAATTTCGATGCCTTTTTAGTGGGCGTGCCACAAACCATTGTAATACCGGGAAGTGCCTTTGTAAATGGCGGCACTTGGGGCAATTTTCAATATAATAGCCTTTGGATGAATAATGATAAAACGGGCACTATCGTTTATTTAGATAATGTACGCATACAACAAACCGATAGCGAGCAGGTTTCCGGGACAAACCATACCCACAAAGAACTTGCTTTTTTAGAATCATTAAACCAAGCTAAGTTTGATGCAAAAGTAGGATTCACAGCAGCAGGCGTTTTAGCCACAGTTTTAACAGGCATATCATTTGTAACAGGAACGGCAATAGTTGCAACCGATAGTATTTTGGTTGCGTTTGGAAAACTGCAAAAACAGATAACTGATATTTTAACGGCATTAAACAGCAAACAACCTATTTTAGTAAGTGGCACAAACATAAAAACAATAAATAGCACAAGTCTTTTAGGAAGTGGTGATATTGCAATTACCAATTCGCCTTATAGTGTTAGCCAAACGCCTGACAATGGTACTTATGGTTTATTAGCGGGTACTGTTAACGGAACTAATACAGTTTTTACAACTGACAAAGGTATTTATATAGCAGGTTCATTGGTTGTTTATTTAGACGGTCAATTAATGACACAAGGAGGTTTAAACGATTATACAGAAACAAATCCAAGCATAGGAACATTTACTTTTGTAACAGCTCCACCAAGTGGTAGTATAATTACAGCAATGTATAATGATGGTGAAGCTATCATTACAGACTTGTCTATTTATAAATTGAAAACGGACAACGTAAAGATTGAACCTTGGACTGCAAAAACTTATCTTTTAAACGACCAAGTAAACCATTTAGGAAAAGATTGGTACGCAAATGCCGCAACTCTTTCAACTGATGTTCCTGGTACTTCTACAAAGTGGGTTAATAGGCTTAGTGGTATGGCAAACGGCATTGTTGCAAGTGGTAATGTTGATGCTGTTAAAGGTGGTGATATATTTGATGCCTTTAAGAGTTTAACAACTAAACAAGGTTATTTACAATCTTCAAAAATTAGTTCTATTGATTTTGATTTTATAAGTAATAGGGTTGTTTTATCGGATGGTTGTTATATATTATTACCAAACAGTGCAACATACCCATTTATAGATTCTGTAAGTATTGATTTTACAAATATAGCAAATTACCTTATTTATAATATTGTTTCTAATTTATTAGAAGTGCACCCAATAACAGAGGTGAGTTCAGCGTCAATTATAAATGATAGCGATGTGGTTATTGTTGGAACATTTTTTAAATCAGAGGGAAGCGTTAATTTAAACGGTTCATATTTTACTGTTAATGGAAAAGAATTAAATATAAATATGAAAAAAACAGGATATTTACAGACTTCAAAAGATACCAACATAATAAATTTTGATTTTGTAAATAGTAAAATAATAATACCTAATAATACTTATATTTTATTACCTGATAGTGGTACGTATTCTATTATATCGGCAATAACGCTTAGCATAGGTACGGTTGCAGCATATTTATTTTATGATATAAGTACAAATACAATATTTACATCAACTGTTGTGGACGTAAATTTACCAACTTATTTAGACGATAAAGATAATATTATTTTAGGCACTTATTTTCCTACGGAAAAAAATGTAAATCTTAATGGTTCGTATTTTCAAATGAATGGTTTTGATTATGGTATTGATACTACCCCATTCACTTTTGTAGATACGGTACAAAGATTAATATTACCTCCTGAAATGTATTTTATAGACAATGAGGAATTGCCGCTTTATAAAAAAAGCATCTTAATGGAAGATGATATTTATAAAATAAACGAATTACAAACAGTTGTAAAATCAAATATAAATTCAGCAAACAGATATAATGGTTTTAATTATAATACAACGCTTAAACCTGAAAATTTAGGTTCTCTTTTCAATATTGGAATTAGTCAATCTAAAAATGCTGATTATAACTACTATGCAAACATTATAAAAAACACTATGCCCGCTTCTAATTTAATAGGCAAAGCGATAAAGGTTTTAAGTATTGGAGATAGTTTAACTGCTGGCGGTATTCCTAAAAAATTAAATGATGCTTTAACAAGTGCGGGTGCAACCGTTACAAGTATTGGTAGTTTTGCTGATGTTTTAGGCACTTATGGAGAAGGAAAAGGTGGATGGTGTTTTAGAATGGCGGTTGGCAAATCTAACCTTAGGTCAGGAGTTGCAATACCAATAACAATGCCATTAAATTCAAGTTTAAGCGGTTCTGGTGATAACCCTTTTTTAAAATTAGCCGACGCTTCGGATAAAACAAATCACCCTACTTGGTGCTTTAGAAATACAGGAGCATTATTAGAATTATCATACCAAGACGACACAGATAAAACAGGTGATTTTTACATCTATGATTTTGGATGGTACATTACTAATAGAGGTATAACCGTACCTGATATTGTTACCATTGGTTATAGTACTAACGATATTGGTTTGGATGGTTTGTCACAATCTGCGTGGTTAGAATGGGCGAGGCTTGGAATGGAGATTATGATTAGCCAAATAAAAACAGCCTATCCAACTATGATAATAGGCGTTGTACCAAATCCGTTTTGGTCAAGTTCAGTAAGTGGAAGCAAAAGGACTATAACAGACGGTTCTGTATGGATTGAAAATTGTATGACTGATATTATAACCTATCAAGCGACTTATACAGATATTCATATTATACCTGTTTGGTGTCATTTAAACAGGGATTGGAATTGGCAATATCTAACAGGCGGTTATGCAAATACCGTTACAGATATATCAGCAACAAACCAAACTAAAAAAATAACAAGAGGTGAGTTTATACACTTCAATTCAGATGGTTATGAGGAATATATTAACGTTATGAAGGCTTGGTTTTGCAATATTATTAAAAATTATGATAACATTTAAGAGAACTTAAAAATTATACTAAATCCGCTACAGGAAAGAATTCAGAGCATAGATAAATAAAGTCAAATCACAAAACCACAACGGAATGAAAATCATAAAATCACTGTTCTTTAGCATAATCTACATAGCCGATAGCATTAAAAATCTTTAACATAAAATTATGAAATATGTAAAACAAATAGGAGTAAACATATTGTTAATAACAATAACAATATGTTTATTTCCTTTTCTCTTTATATGGGGAGTAATAGAAATGATACTTAATCTTTTTATAGGTAAACGATTTTTTAAAGCTCTTGCTAATTTTAGTGATGTATTTAAAGTGATAGGTATTGTAGCTGATATTTTTATAAATTATATACTACAAGTGCCTTTAAATAGATTACTAATTACACCTGATGGTTATAAATTTGGTCAAATGCCAGACACAATGAGTTATGCTTTAGGACGTAATGAACTCAATAAAACAACTTTATCAAAAGGCGATAAACTAATTGCAATTTTAAACCTTACTGAAAGCAATCACAGCATAAAAACTGTTAAACAAAGGGATGAAAATATACATAAATAAAAGCATTAAGATATGAAAAACTTCATTATTAAAAATTGGAAAACCACAGCAAGCGGCTTATTGATATTTGTCATTTTAGGCGTGTATTTGTTAAATAAAATAACTATTGAGCAGTTTATGACAGCAACATCATTTTTAGTTAGTGTTGGTTTTATTGCCTCAAAAGATAGTGATAAAACAGGAATTAATAAATAAAGCTATGAACGCAGACGAAATAACCCGGTTTAATAAAATGGAAAAAACAGTTGAAAGCATCCAAACTGATGTTTCTGAAATAAAACTTGCCTTATTGGGAAATCCTTTAAGTGGCGATAATGGCTTAACAGGTCGTATCACAATGCTATCGGCGCAATTGACAATTTTAGAAAGTCAGGTTAAAATACTGCAAGAAGAAAAAACAAAAAATACTGTTTATGTGAAATTAATAAACTGGTTGTTAGCCACAATTGCCGCTGCTTTTATTATGTGGATTTTCACAATGTTAAAAAATAGTTAGAAATGAACAAACCAATCATTAAAATTCATCGCATTAACCAGGACAAAAACCAAACGTTTGGAACTTGTACTGTTTTGGACCATAATAATAAATTGGTTTTTACTTCTTTGGCCTTGGAACGTGGCTGGCGCAACAATGAAAACCGAGTGAGTTGTTATCCTGCCGGAGTTTATACGGTAAAATTAGAAATGTCGGCTCGGTTTAAAAAGAAACTTTGGGAAGTAAAAGATGTTGCGGGAAGAAGCGAATGTAAATTCCACGCCGCCAATTATTGGAAACAACTGGAAGGTTGCACAGCATTGGGTTTACGTGTGCGCGATTTAAACAATGACAATGATGATGATGTTACCAACAGCGGTGATACTATGGATGAATTTCATTTGGCATTATCTGCATATACCGAAGCCGTTTTAATTGTTACAACCGAACCAAACGTAAAATAATTAACTTATAAGTGAATTAATATGAATTTCATCAACGATTTCAGCAAAGCAGATAAAATACTATTTAAAGCTGCAATATTGGCAATTTTACTATTTGCAATTTTCTCGTTGTCTTCCTGCGGAAGCAAAAAAAAGCAATTGGAAAAAACAAAGTCAGAAATTGAAATAAAACGCAAATTGGATAGTGTCAACACTTCCAAAGTTTTCACCGAAAAAAAGAAAGTTGAAGAAGCTACAGCCAACGAAACCGAAAAAGAAGAAATTATAGAATACAACGGCAAAAAAGGCGATAGCCTAAAAGTCATCAAAATAGGTGAAAACGGCAAAATACTTTCAGGCACCATTTATACCGGTACCGGCAAAGCCAAAATAAATAACAAAGAAAAAACTGCCCAAACTAAAAACACCAACAGCGAAGCTTCAAAAAAAACAGCGGACAGTAATGTGTCCGTAAATTTGGATGAAACCAAAAAAGAAACTGCAAAAATTCTAAAAAAAGACAACAAAACAACCGGACCATCATTTTCATTCTATGTGTGGCTAACTGCGATAATTGCAGCTATTGCCGGAGGTTGGTATCTAAACAGAAAATTTAAAATTTTTCTACGCATTAAAAATGTAATTGCAAAACTTCGCCAAAAATGAAACTAAAATTTAACATCCCAATTAACTGGAATAGGTTAACCGATCATCAGCTGTTAAAAGTGGCTACTTTATTTTTTTCGCCAAAAGAAGCCTTTTTGTTCGATTTTACGCTGTTAAAAATTATGGCCAACCACAAATGGTACAAGCCATGGTTAATTGGTAAAATTATACTCCTGTTTAAAAATGTGCCTATCAAAACCATTAAAGAACACTATGGTTTTATTTATAAAGAGCAAAATTTAACCAGGTTTATTCCTTCAGTAAAAATTAAAACGAAATGGTATAAAAAAGCCATTAAATATTATGCGCCTGCCGATAGGTTAACCAATTTAAGTATTGGGGAATTTTCGCTTTGTGAAGATTTGTACCTTGGTTATTTGCGTAATTGTAAAAATACTGATGCAAACTACGGCTATAGCTATTTAATTTACTTATTTGCAGTTTTGTACATTGAAAAAGGATTATCAAAACGCCCGAAATTTCAAAAAGAAAATTTAGGAAATTATGTAGCTGCTATTAAAAATGTTCCTAAAAAATATGTGTATGCCTGCCTTTTAAGCTATAAAGGATGTAGGGATGCCGTTACAACAAACCCAAAATACAAACATATTTTCCCAAATAAAAAAGCCGATCCAAATACCGTTTTAAAAATTCCTGCTTCAAGTGGTTTTTCTGATATTATTTTAAGCTTTTCGGGCAAACTTTTTGGAGATTATGACAAAACATTTACAACCAATTTATATACCTTTTTAGATGGCTATGAAATTGCATTAAAAAATATTCCTAAAGAAAACACAAAATGACACAGCTAACCTTCAATGATGTTATCAATAAATTAAAAGAATTGGGAGATTCTCATGTTGATGTAAAAACAAATTACCGATGGAACCTTAAAGAGTTCGACGGCAATGTAAGGGATAACACCGTTTTTACTTTAATGACCTATGAAAGCCCTCAATTGGTGCCCAGCAACACTGAAAGTAATTTATTGCTAAATTATATGTGTGCTTTCAATATTTTAGGAATGGAAGGTGTAGATACTTCAGATGTAACCGATGAAGCTGCACAAAATTTAGTATTAAACCATTGCTTAAACATTGCCATTGAAATAGCACGAAAAATTATTGAGTTTTCGGCAATACCATTTCTGGCAAATAATGTAAAAAACGACTGGTATTCTATTTTAAACAAACTTTCATTTTCATTCACAAAAATTGGCCCGGTAACAACCGGCTATTTATATGGCTATAGATGTGAGTTTACGCTAAATCCTAAATTCATTTTAGAGGTTGACCCAGCAAAATGGGAATAAACTAAAAATGTTGCTGTTATGCCGGTTCAATTAAAGCTGCAACCCAATTATTTAGAAATTTACGATTCACAATTTTTACATAATTATGCAAACAATTACAAGCTAAACAGCACTGCTAAAATTCATTTTTACCAGAGTTACCCCTATAAGCAACCCATACCCTTTCTCTATACATAGTGCCATTACTTGGATTTAAAAAACCACTCGATTGAGTGGTTTTTGTTGTTTAGTTCATTTTAATTTCTTGAATAATATAATCTAAAATTTTGATGGGTTTGGACTTATCTAACCTTGTTATTGTCCAATAAGAAGGAAACTTAGGCTCTATTAATTTAATTTCTTCACAAAGTTGCTTAAGGTTTGTAAATAACCCTAAAGTGATGTTATCCTTATTAATAACGTAGTATTTCTTCTTTTTTAATTGCTCTTTATATGTAACCATATCGCAAATATACATATATATTCGAAAATAAACGTATATTTATTTGTTTTATAAAAATATTCGAGTATCTTTGTAAAATATTAATATAAAATAACATAATATTATGAGTCAAAAAACAGAAACACCAACAGAAAATGTAGTTGAATTTTTGTACCAAGAAACACAAATTCACTTTTTAGTAAATCCTAATGAAAGGGATGTAATGATTAACGCCACAGAAATGGCTAAAATGTTTGATAAAAGAATTGATGTTTATTTAAAAACACAACCAACAAAAGCATTTATTGAAGCACTTCAATTTACACCTGTAGGTGGAAATTCAACGCCATTATCGTATGAACAAATTATACAAACAAAAGGTCATTTAGGTACTTTTATGCATCGTAAATTAGCTTTAGATTTTGCAGCTTGGTTGGATGTTAATTTTAGAGTTTGGATAATTAATACAATTGATGAAATTCTATTTTCAAAAACGGAACCAATTGCAAATGCAGTTTCTTTAAAACAAAAACAAGAATCTGAACAAAAGGCTTTAATTGAAAAAGCTACTTTAGAAAAAAATGAAGATTTCTTAAGCTATATTAAACTACAAAAAGCCATTAAAAAAACGACTTCTTTAGAAAACAAAGCTTTAAATAATTTAAAATCTCAATATAAAATTAATTTTTAACCATCCCCCTCAGGGGGTATAGTTGAATTCAAAAAAAATTATTATCTTTACAACGCGAAAAACCAGAAAAACAATGATTTTCAAAAACAATTTTTTAACAATACGGCAGGAGTTCGGAAGCGGTAACGCTCCGACAGTTTCGATTACTTCGGTTTTCTGGTACTGCGCACCTCCTGCTATTTTTAATCTTCAATATTATGCGAAAACCAGAAGAAACACCAAAAGAAAAATCACCATTAAAAATTGAATCCGAATTAGCCTATTGGCTCGATGAATTTAACGGGCATTTAGAATTTTTAGAGCATCCGCAAATGAAATTGCACAGCGCTTTAATGTCTTTAGATGATCAATGTTTTACAGAATCTGAACAAATTACTTTAGCCGCTTTTTTAAACACAGCATTGGCATTAACATTTATTGTAAAAGACAATAAAGAAGCTGTTCAAAAATTTATAGAATACAATACTTAAAAAAAAACTATCGTTGATAGTAGGGTTGCGAAACATTTTGTACAATTGCTAAAAACCACTCAATCGAGTGGTTTTTTTTGTCCTATTTTTAGCTGTGCGCCACAAGTAACTTGCAGCTATTATGGCAAACGAAAACCAAACTTCAATAGAAAAACAAATCGGCGATAAATACGCTGGTTTACTGCAAGGCGCTATTCGTTTCGCTATTCAGCAAGAATCCGCTTCATTTTCAACATTGGCATTAAGAACCAAAGTAGTTGCCAAAATAAAAGATGGCCACTTACAACGCTTGGTTTTAGAATCTCCAAAACACTCTTTTGTACATCATTACGGTTTTGAAGGAATCCGATCCAACAGGCGAAAATTAAGTTTAGAAACCAAAAATCACTTATCAGATTTAAAGCAAATAGCTATTTTAAATGGTTTGGCGAACGAAATAGGCAATTTAAGAGCCGACGAAGTAACTGCAAAAATAAATTTCTAAAGCAATGGCAGAGGAAGATATTAAAAGAAAAATATCCATTTGGATAAACGACAAAGAAGTTAATGACAGCCTTGGAGGAATTGGGCGTGAAATTGGCAAACTAAAACGTGAAATAAGAGAAGCTACAGACCCAGCCGACAGGGCGCGGTTAAATAAACAATTAACCGAAACCAAAAAACGTTATGCCGATATTAATACAGAAATTAATGGCACAAATGGTTTTTTAGACAAAATGAAAGCCAAACTCGGACCCATCGCTTCGGGGTTTTTGGCTGCTTTTTCTATAGGCGCACTTGTTACCGGCGCAATGGCCGCATTAAGAGGCGCTACCAAAACAATTAACGATTTTGAACAAGGAATTGCCGATTTAAAAGCGATTACCGGCGCAACTGGCGATGATTTAGAATACTTAAAAAAACAGACCATAGATTTAGGTGTAAAAACAAAAGGCGGCGCTATTGCGGTTGTTGAAGCCTACAAATTAATAGCATCTGCCAAACCTGAATTATTAGAAGATGTAAAAGCATTAAATGCCGTTACGGAAGCCACACTTATTTTAGCGCAAGCCTCCGGAATGGAATTACCAAAAGCCGCAACCGCTTTAACGGATGCGATGAATCAATATGGCGTTGATGCAAAAGAAGCTATTCCTTTTGTAGATGCTTTGGCTGCTGGTGCTAAATATGGCGCCGCTGAAATTGAAAATGAAACCGAATCTTTATTAAAATTTGGTGCCGTTGCCCGTACTTCAAATGTAAATATTAAAGAAAGTGTTGGCTTAATTCAATTAATGGCAGAAAACGGTGAAAAAGGCGCTGAAGCTGGTACCAAATTAAGAAACATACTTTTAAAAATTTCTGCTCCGGATGCACTTCCTAAAGAAGCACAGGCAATTTTCAAGGAATTGGGAATTGATATGGAATTTTTAAAAGACAAATCCATTCCTGTTCAGCAAAAATTAGAAGCTTTAAAACCATTATTGCAAGATAACGCCAATATTGTAAAAGTTTTTGGAATTGAAAATGCCACAGCTGCTTTAAATGTTTTAGGCCATACCGACAGACTTGCCGAACTGACTTCTAAAATGGGTGAAGTTGGTGTTGCTTCAGAACAAGCCGCCATTAAAATGGATACAGTTCAGGGGAAATCTGACCTTTTAGCCAGTAAATATGATAGTTTAATACTTTCCGTAAGTACTGGAGGCGGGGCAGTTTCAAACTTCTTTAAATTCTGGATTGATGGTGCTTCAAGTGCGTTAACAGGTTTAACCAGGCTAAATTCGTCATGGGATGAATTGTATGCAAGGGCTCAAAGTGATGGGGAAACAAAAGGGGTTAAATCATTTGCGGAAAGGTTTAATAATTTAGCCGGAACCGGTAATGATGCCGATGTAGCCAAATCTGTAAAAGAAGCGGCAAGAAACACTTTATACACGCTTAAACAATCCTATAAAGAAAATGAGGAAGCAATGGCGGCTCACAATCCTTGGGCGCTAAATTTTAGCGGTGTTTCTCCGAAGGATATGAAAGAAAATAAAGAAAAATTAACCAAAGAAATTGCCGCGTACAATACCATTATTTCTGAAGCTAACAATAAAATAAATTCGTTTGAAAATCCAAATTTAGGCGCTGGCGTACCAACAACACCGGGAACGCCAACGACGCCAACAGGTTCATTAACCGATGATGAAAGTAAAAAAAGAGAAGCGGCCGCGAAAAAATATAAAGAAGCTGAAGAACAACTTACGGCAAGTATCAAGCAACAACAAGAACAACGTGCTATAAATCAGAAAGAAGGCTTAGACAAAGAACTTGCGACTATAGATGAAAAATACCGCATTCAAATTGAAAAGGCAGCCGGACATGATGAACAAATTAAAGAACTCGAAGCTTTACGCGATCAGGAAAAACAAGATTTAACATTACAAAGAGCTGCTGAATTTGAAATTAAGAAAAAGGAGTTACAGGATGAAATTGATTTGCAAAATGCAACAACTCAAGAAGAGGCCGATGCATTAAAATTAACGCTTGATTCTGAAAAGGAAATTTTGGAATTGGATAAATTGGCTCTTTCTGAAATTCAAAAAGGGGAATTAAAAAAGAAAATCATTGAAAAATACAACAATGATATTGATAAACTTACCGAAGCTGCGGCATTAAAAAGACTTCAAAAACAAGCGGAATTTGATATTCAGGAAATTAATTTTGAAAAACAAAAATCTGAAATTAAAATTGGGTTAGCGCAACAATTAGGCGGTGTTTTAATTGGTCTTTTAGGTGATTCTTTAGGCGCACAATTGGCTGCAATTGCACTCAATGCAATAATAGAAGTTGCCAAAATACAAATTGCCACATCCGCAGCACAAGCAATAAATTTAGCACAAGCTGTAGCCTTAGGTCCTATATTGGGACCGCCAGCAATTGTAGCAGCAAAAATAACGAACGCTAGTTTAGGCGCTACCTCAAAATTACAGCAAGGTGCCGTTATTGGCGCGGCTGCTATTAGCGGTTTAGGTGCTGTATTAAAGAAAAAATCCCATTTTGATGGTGGCTATACCGGTGATGAAGTCATTTACCCAGATGAACATGGAGGTATTGTTGGCGGTGTTCATAAAAATGAATGGGTAGGCCCGGCAATAATGACACAAAACCCAAAGTATGCCGCAAACTTCGCCTATTTAGAAGCCGAAAGGCAAAGGCTTAAACGCGGTTATTTTGATGGTGGCACAGTTACTGAAAACAAAGCTGCCGGTACTTCATTTATTGCTGAAACTTCAAGTGCTCCAGCAGCAAACTATGATCAAAATTTGATTAATGCCATAAATAAAAATTCTGAATTATTAGAATATTTGAAAGTACACGGCATTTTGGCTGTTGTTTCCAACAAAGATTATAAGTCTATGAAATTGCTTCAGGAAGGCATTAACGATTACAATGATTTAAGAAACACAAATAAAGTATAATGAGTTTTATTCCATACAATACCGCCGATTTTGCTTTTACGCTCGATGATTCTAAGTTTTTAGACATTTCAACCCTAAATGAAAACACTTATTTTACGTTGCAATTGGTTATTAAATACTATGATTTTTACGATGCCGTTCAGCAAACTGAAACCTTAAATTACAAACTACCGCTTTTTAATAAAAAACGCATTTTTAGTGTTGGAGAAATTATTCACAGAAATTTAAGCAGTATTTCAAGTTTAAATTCTCAACAATTGCAGTATAAAACGGCCTTGGTTGATATTACGATTAAAGAATTTGATTTTTTGGATCCAGAAGCGGTTATTTCTTCTGAAGAAATGCTGGCAATTAAATTTATTGCGGGGCCGTTACCTGCCTTAATGGATGGAAACAAAGCCTTATTGTCTGTAAACGCAAATGCTTCAAGAGTTACGCCTATTGGATATGTTTCTGTTAGTTTTTTACTTCCGGCAGGCAATCACACCTTTGAGGTATTAAAAAATGGTGTTGTTGTGGATTCTGAAATTATATCCGCTACAGCAACTGATAATGTATTTACAAAAACGGTAAAAGTTTGGTTTTATGGAGCATTACCGGGCGATATTTTCACAATGTCAATTAAGGATACTCTTATTTTAAAAACCATTGAAATTAATGATAATGAACTGTTTTCACATACTATTTTGTTTGTAAATGAATTCAAGTTATTGGAATCGTTGGAGTGTACCGGTGATTTTTCTTTTCCTGGTGATTATGATCAAATTACCCACAAGTACAAACGCAATTTGATTGAGATTTTAGAAATAATCAGCACTAAAAAAGAAAACAATTTTAAAGTGGATACAGGTTGGGTTTTAGAAACTGATAATATTACCATCGATAGTTTGTTAATGGGTAAAAAAGCCTGGTTATTAAAAAGAGCCAATAAAGTAGCTGAGTTGGTTCCAATTTCTAAAAGAAATACTGCCATTGACAGCAAAAGAGAATCTTTTCAATACGATTTAGAGTTTAAAATTAATTCAACTTACAATGCACAAAATTATATATTCTAGTTTTGAATTAGATTTAACTCCTTTTGAAATTACAACGGTTG